GTGACCACAATGGTATGATGGACATGAAAGGCGAAATGGAATGACTTTTAAATTATCACAGCGCAGTCTTGACCGAATGGAAGGCGTAGACGAGCGGTTAGTAGCCGTTGCAAAAGCAGCTATCGGGCACACAAAAACCGACTTTGGTGTAATCTGTGGACTAAGAACCATCGGAGAACAACGTGAGCTTGTCAAAAAGGGCGCATCGAAAACGATGAAGTCCAAACACATTGAGGGCCGCGCTCTTGACCTCATGGCCTATATTGGCTCGCGTGGATCGTGGGAATTGAATTTGTACGATGACCTTGCGGATGCTGTGAAGCAGGGAGCTATCGACGTAGGGGTTGCTGTGCGATGGGGTGCAGCTTGGCATATCAACGACATTCGAGAGTGGGATGGAACAATGGAAGAGGCTATGAACGCCTATGTTGACTTGCGCCGTAGCCAAGGAAAACGTCCGTTTATCGACGGCCCACACTTTGAGCTTATAGATTAAATTGTTCGGTTTATTTTTAAAAAAAGAATAACTCGAACAATTGTTCAAGATGTGTATAATCGCCTTAACAGGAGGTTGCTGATGCCGTTGACCAAACTTCAATTTCGACCCGGTATTAACCGTGAAACTACGTCATACAGCAACGAAGGTGGCTGGTTTGACATGGATAAAGTGCGGTTTCGCTTTGGTTATCCTGAAAAAATTGGCGGTTGGACAAAGTTATCCACCGCTAACTTTTTAGGAACTTGCCGAGCATTACACCCATGGGTCGCGCTAGATCGTTCTCAATTTACAGGGGTAGGCACACACTTAAAATACTATGTCTCTGAGGGTGGCGCTTTTAATGATATTACACCTTTGCGCAGCACCACGTCTGCGGGGGATGTTACGTTTTCAGCAAACGCAAACACGCTCAATGCTGACATTACAGCAGTAGATACCAGTATTACTCTGACATCAGCGACAGGCTTTCCGTCCACAGGACGCATTAAAATTAATGATGAAATTATTACTTACAGCAGTCTAAACACAAACATCCTACAAGGGTGTATTCGTGGTGTGAACGATACAACAGCTGCAAGTCATACTTCCGGAGATGCGGTTGGTTGCACAACGATAGTTGTTTCCAATACTGCGCATGGTGCCGAAGTAAATGCGTTTGTTACTTTTTCAGGAGCGTCGGACCTTTACAGTTCTGGGGGCAATATTTCTGCGGAAGTTTTGAATCAAGAGTATCAAATAGTTGGTATTGTTGATGATAATTCATATTTAATTGAAGCACGGGAAGAAAATAATTTACCTATAATCACAACAACGTCAGGTTACACGCCCACTCTTGTATTTTCTAACGCGAATGATACTGGAAATGGTGGTAGTTCTGGTGTTGGCGCGTATCAAATTAACACGGGTTTAGACAACGCTTTTTTTGGCAATGGCTGGGGCGTGTCTTTCTGGGGCCGAGGAACATGGGGTTCTGGAAGTAGCGTCGGCGGTGTTGAGGAAAACTTACGCCTGTGGACCCATGATAACTTTGGGGAAGACTTAATTATAAATGTAAGAGACAGCTCAATTTATTACTGGGATAGGAGTGCAAGTTCTAGCAGTTTTGAAAGAGCCGTTAATATTACAGATTTCATTGGGTCAAACAAAGCTCCAACTGTTGCAAAGAAAGTTTTGGTTTCAGACGTAGATCGTCACGTTATTGCATTTGGCTGTGATTCCGAGGATGATCCCGGTGTGCAAGACCCTTTGCTTATTAGATTTTCTGATCAGGAAAACATTTTAGAATGGCAGTCTTTAATAACAAACACTGCGGGTGATTTGAGAATTGGCTCTGGCTCTGAAATTGTAACGGCTGTTGAAACAAGACAGCAAATTCTTGTTTTTACAGATGTTTCTCTACATGCAATGCAATATTTGGGACCACCGTATACCTTCGGCATAAACGCTATTTCAGAAAACATCACTATTTCTGGTGCTCTCGCAGTGACCGCTGTTGAGGATAGCATTTATTGGATGGGTTCAAATGAGTTCTATGTGTACGCAGGTGCTGTGCAGCGTATTCCATGTTCTGTTCGTGATTATGTTTTCTCTGACTTTAATGAGCAGCAAAGATCAAAAGTTTTTGCTTCTACAAATACATCTTTTTCTGAGGTTACATGGTTCTATCCATCGGCTAATAGCGATGAGAACAATAAATATGTAACATACAACTACGATCAAAAGATTTGGTATTACGGCACACTGTCCCGAACTGCGTGGTTAGATCGTGGGGTTTTATCAGACCCTATGGCGGCTTCCCCTGATCACTACATGTATGTGCATGAGGTTGGTGCAGATGACGGTAGTACAACTCCTGTTAGTGCTATTACGTCTTACATTGAAAGCAGTCAGATGGACTTGGGTGAAGGTGATAACTTTGCATTTTTGCAAAGAATGATTCCAGACATTACGTTTAGAACGTCTACGGGAGACACTCCATCCGTAACAATGACACTGCAAGCACGAAACTTTCCGGGAGCAAATTACAGTAGTTCCAATAACAGCACTGTTTCCAAAACTGCTTCAGTGCCAATCGAACAATTTACAGATCAAGTATATGTTAGACTAAGGGGGCGTTCGTTTTCTTTCAAAATTGAAAGCGATGAGGTCGGAGTAAAGTGGCGGCTTGGCTCTCCTCGCGTTGATGTAAGGCCAGACGGGAGAAGGTAATGTCTAGAAATCTAAATCTTCCTTTCTTTCCGATTCCTCCTAGCGCATATGATCAAGCATACTTTGCTGAAGTCATACGCGCCTATTCTATTTACATGCGAAACATGCAAAATGCTGGTGAGGGCCGTAACACATTTACGGTCTTTACTGACTTGCAAACAGATGACAGCGGACTTGAAGTAGGCGCAGTCTTCAATCATAGCGGCTATCTAAAAGTCTCTGAACAAAACACCCCTCACGTTCGTGGCTCTACTGGTGCGAGCGCAGTGGGATCAGTAACAGTGAGTACAACATGACAAATACAGTTCTTACAATGCCTAATGGCTCAACATGGAAGCCTGCGAGCAGCACAGACACAGTTCATTGCGTTAATTGTGAAAATGCCGTTGACACACCAGAAGAGATCGCGAGCTACCCTAGCGGTAACTGTCCTGACTGCGGTCAAAGTTGGACAGGTGGCGAAAAACGCAGTACAAGTATTCAGGTAACTGTACCAGAGTCTCTTTCTGGCAGTACACTCTAGTAATCTTGAGTGATATTTGGTAACTTATTGACAATAGTCACGAGGTTTTACGATGGAGAACATGGCAAGATACGGCAGAAACGGCGACACGGCTATGGCGCACCTCACCCCCGGTGAGACAGTTGTTCCTCGCGAAGTATTGCAGAGAAACCCTCAAGTGGCTCGCGGCCTTGGTCGTGCGTTTCAAGATGTAGGCGCTGACCCTCGGCGTTATGTCGTTGGGTCAGGTCAAAACAGCATAAATCCTATGACTGGAAAGCCTGAGTTTTTTCTTGATAAAATCATTCCATTCTTGAAAAAAGCCGCTTCTAACCCTGCGGTTCAAGGGGCCATTGGTAATGCCGCTCTGCGTAAGTTGCAGGGCAAAGACGTGTCACTGCGTGATGCGCTTCTTGGTGCTGCTGTAGGTGGCGGACTTGGGGCTATGACAGGCCGTGGAACTGGCATTCCATTTTTTGATGCTGACCCCGGAGTTGTGAACCAGTTAACAGGTGGTTCTAATCCCTTAACCGCTTTTGGCGGTAAAGAAGGAAGCAAAGCGGCAGAACAAATAATCGCCAATAATCTAAAAGATGCAGCAGGTCCTAAGCGCGCTGAAGGTCTTATGGGCATTGGTGAGTTTTTTGGGACTAACCCCGATAGCGTTATAGGTAAAATGCTCAACTCAAAGTTTGGTGAATCTATAGCAATGGGCCTTGGCTCTCAGCTATTAGACAGTCTGTTCAGCGAAGATGTGGACCCTGATCCGTATGGCAACAGAGCGCGTTTCGAGCGTGGCGCTGGAGAAGGGCCAATTAGCTTAAAGCCACGTCCACTTCCTGATCGTCGTGTTCCACAATACGCTGACGGTGGAGTAGCATATTTCCCTCGCAGAAACGGCGGTATTATGCCAAGTGAGGGTTCTGGCACCAAAGATGATGTCCCAGCGATGCTAACCGCTGGAGAGTTTGTAATGACCCGCGATGCGGTAAAAGGCGCTGGAAACGGCAACTTAAATAGCGGTATTAACAAAATGTACGGCATGATGGACCGACTAGAGAGGAAAGCGTAATGAGCGACACAAACACAAGTATAGCCATACGCCAACTACCTGCGTACATGCAAGAATACGATGAGGCGTTGCTGTCTCAGATATTTGGTGTACCAGACGAGGACGGCGTTCTTCAGGGCGGTATTATGGATGCGGAAGCGTATCCAGACTTATTTAAAGTTCCTGATTACGTTCAAGCTAGTGAAGACCCGCTTCAAAGTGCGGTTTATCAAACTTTTGATACTCCCGAAGAGCGTCAAGCGTTTATGGATCGCGCCAACACATATTTTATGGATGCAGAGGGTGAAGCTCGCTACCTTCCAGATGCCGCTGATCAGTTCGAAACTGGCGCAGATACTATTTCAGATGCTCTTACTGATTATTTTCCAGATGCTCAGGATTACATTGATGATGGTACAGGTAGCGTAGACGCAAAAAGCATATACGACACTGAGCTTACGAGCGCAAAAACTAAAGCGGATGCTGGAACTCAAGCATTCGACGCCAAAACAAGAGCCGATGCCTTATACGGCAATGCTCGTTCATCTATCGAAGGCGGACGTGATGTCTTCGGCGTAGATAAAACTGCTTATGACAACGCACGTTCAGGAATAGCCAGTGGACAAGGTGAATATGAACTTAGCGGTGGTTTAGGCGAAGCTCGTGATGCTTTGAAAAAAGCTGGCGAAGGTAAGTTCGGAGCGCGTGAAGCGTTTGAGCGTGGCACAGGTCGCGCATTTGAACTCGCAGAGCAAGGTCTTGGATCGTTTGACCCATCATCGGCAACGTCAGCATTCATGGACCCATATAAAGCTCAAGTTGTTGACGCGGCAATGGAGCGCATTGATCGTGAGGGCGCAAAGCGTCGTCAAGGTGACGCAGCAAAAGCAATAAGCGCAGGCGCATTTGGTGGCTCTCGTGCAGGCGTGCAAGCTGCTGAAACAGAACGCGCTATCGAAGAAACAAAGCAAAGCACAATAGCTGACTTGATGTCGCAAGGATATGACAAAGCGTTGGCAAGTGCGATGACAACAGATGAAGCCGCTCGCAAACGTGCGTTGGAAGCCTCTGGCCTCACAGGAGAGCTAGGCTCTCGCGGCACAACTATTGAGCAAAAGGCGTATGAAGATGCCGCACAGCGTGGATTAGCTGCGGCTGGCATGTCTGCTGATCTATCACAGACAGAAGAGCAGCTTCGTCAAAAAGCCTTTCAAGATGGCAAAGCTCGTGGCCTTACAGGTGCGCAGCTTGAAAGCTCAATTGCTCAGGCAGTTGAGGACGCCCGTCAAAGCGCATTTGAGTCTGGCGAAAAACGGGAACAAACCGCTGGTACAGCACTTGGCGATTTGGCTGAATCACAGCTTTCCGCTGAGTCGGGTGCGTTCCAAGACGCTGAAAACCGTATGCTGAAAGCGGCTGACATGTATCGCAGTATGGGCCTATCTAGCGCAGAAGCGCAGGCTCGCGCAAAAGAAGACGAAAACAAACGCAGCCTTGAAGCAGGTCGCTTAACTGGTGGCTTAGGATCAGCAGTTGGCAATCTCGGTACGGCAGAGGCCAATATCGGCAAAGGCTACGGTGCGTTGGCTGGTACGTCCGCTGACATTGGGACTGCCTACGCTGGCATGGCCCCCGCTGATCTTAGCTACATGTACGGCATTGGTGGCAAGCAGCGTGAGTACGATCAGCAGGCTAAAGAGTTTGAGCGTCAGAACACACTTGGATACACTCAAGAGGTTCTTGCGCCTTATAGCTACGCTCAGAACTTCCTGACTGGCGCTCCATCTGCCTCAATGTACGGAGCTTATACGCATCAACCGTCACAGTCTCCTAACCCATTCCTTCAAGGTGTAGGCATGTATGCTACCTACCAAGGCGCACAATAAAAGAGGTCCATTATGGCTGATCCGTATGAAGAATATGTCAAAGCGAACCTTATGCCAGATCGTCGTCTTCCGACTGGAAGATCAAGGCTGGGCGGTTTGTTTGGCCTAGAAGGCCCTGAGTCTGGTGGACAGTTTGTCAATATACCCGGCGCAGATTTTAGCCCCGGTGGTCGTATGAGCGCAATAACGAGTCTAGCAGACAATCTTGACTTTAAAGATCAAGACGCGCTGGAAGATTATTTGCAGAATATCTCTGAGAGAACTATAGGCCGCGATGGCATTTCTATTCCAGTTGAAGGTCTAGTTCCAGACGAGGGTGGCCTCTTCGGAGGAGGAGGGCCTTTCATGTCTGAAGGCGGTCAACAGTTTGGTTTTGGCGATGGAGACCTCGCGGGAATGGCGAAAGCGTATGTTGATATTAAGGATAATGCTTTTAAAACAGACCCAATTGGAAACTTGACCAAAAAAGCCTTGCTCGAAAAACAAGCTGCTGAAAGCGGATTAGCCGCACGAGAAATGCTTGGAGAAGAAGCTGCGTTTGAAAGCTCAGGTCATGATGACATTGGCGCTATACTAGCATCTCTTGATAACACAGAAAATGTTCAAAATGTGACTGAAGGAGAAGTAGATTCCATTGATAACCTGATAGCTCAATCCGCGACTTCGGCGGCAGATAAAGATCGTATTGCTACGAACGCTGCTGACGAAGACACGGTTATGGATCAGTCTCTCACACCAGCAGCCATTGAAGGTGGATTCCAGGCTGGAATGAAGGACTACATGGAAGCTGCTGGAATTGACGACACTCCCAAAAAAGGCGAGACAAAAGAAGAGGCCCTTGAGCGTTACAAGAAAGAATTTGAAGAGGCTACCGGAATAGACGCAAGTGGCAAAGTCGATAAAAGCCGTGCGCTTATGGCCTTCGGACTTGCGTTGATGCAAAATAAAGCTGGCAAAAAATTTAATGTCGGGAAAATGCTACAATCTGTAGCCTCTGCTGGGGAATCAGCATTACCTGCCTTGGATAAGGCGACAGCAGACGCTAAAGCTGCGCAACTGGCGGCAGGTAAATATGCCCTAAATCAAAGACAGTCTGATGTAGATGCCCAATTGGCTTCAGCCGCAGCCGCGAAAGACTTCAAGCAGAAGGTTTATTTGAAGTGGTACGAATCGTCTTTGAAACGAGAAGAAGAAAACCTAAAATCTCAATCGGAATTGCTAAAGATTGCCGCAGAAAACGGTGGTTCTGACTACGATAAGAAACACGAGTTTGAGTTTACTACAGGGCAAACTAGCTTCAAAATACCTGTTGTTTACGATAAGAACAGTCCATCTGCGGGTATTATATTAAAGCCGGACCCTTACGCCAGAAAGTACATTGACGGTCGTGCTGGGGTGGAGGACGCTCTAGATGTGATTTCAACAATGCGCAGTGCGTCTCAGGCAATAGCTGATGGCGGCGGTACTACTAAGTTTGCATATGACCGAATGAATTCCATAGCGAAAGCACTGTTTCCAGATTTGAATACAGGAGAACCATCTTCTGAGCAAGAATATGCTCAAGGTGTTAACCTAATTATGGGTAGGTTTAAAAGGTTTTTAACGCAAGAAACGGGCAACGGTATTTCCAACAGAGATGTGGAGATATGGGAAAACGAAATTATGAAGAAGCCCGGTTGGTTCACGAACTTTGACGAAACTGCTTCGGCTTTAGACCAGTTGGAAGATATTTTCAGATCAAAGTTAGACGAATTTGACGCTGGAATTGACTTCATATACGATGAGGCTAACTTGCTTCCCGGTGATTATGAAAAACTTGTAGAAAAATACGGTGACGTATCGCAGATACAAGGTAACACTGGAAAGTTAGTCTTCAAAGATGGAAGAATAGTTAGGTCGCAATAATGCCAGATATTCAAGTCGAAATCAGACCCGGTGAGTTTGCTCCCTTCGAGATAAGTGGTGAAAAGCCAAACTACGTCGAAATGAAGCAAATAGAAAAACTTGTCAGGGAAATGGAAAGGTCAGACCGCAGCGTTTCTTTCGATTCTGGCTCTGAAAGTGAGTTTGATACAGAAACTGGCATTACGAACAACAAGCTAAGGCGACAACTTGCTGGCGCTGAAACTTCTGGAGAAGAAGAAAAAGTCCTTGGTCGCTTTGGTTTTAGGGAAGGTGACTATACTAGAGATAATCGTGGAAATTTAGCGATTACTCCAAAAGGCGCACTTTTGCTCGGCATAGACACTGACAAGCCTATCATGATTGACGAAAGTGGATTTAGTCTGTCTGACTTGCAAGACTTTGTGGGCGCTGCGGGTGAGGAAATAGTAGGTGGTATCGGTGGTGCAATAGCTGGACAAGCCGCGATTCCTATTCCAATTTTAGGTGCTGCAATAGGTGCTGCAATAGGTGCTGGAGGCGGCAAGCTCTTTGAAGAGGGTGTAGAAACCTTACGGGGGACCCAAGAGCAAACACTTGGTGAGGTTGGTAAAGATGCGCTAATCGAAGCCGCTATCGCAGGGGCTGGTGAAGGTATATTTGGTCTAGTTGGTAAGTCTTTTGGAGTGGTTACAGGTCGTGGAAGAGTAGGAAGTAAGCTCGCCCCTGAAACTCAAAAAGAAGTCGCAGAGGCTATAGACTCAAATTATAAACCGTCACTATCGGCTATGGGCGCAAATTCTATTGTAGCCAGACAACAGGCTATGTCTGAAAAAGCTCTTGGTACGTCAGCGCGGTTACGACAAAATCACGAACAAATCATGCAGGACTTGGGAAAGCTGCGTGCTTATGGCGCTGATGGCGGTGTTGACATTGATGCTACGGCTGCAATCTTAACGAATGCTGTGGAATCAGGAGATACTGCTCTCTTGCAGGCAGAAAAAAGCACAATGACTAACTTGATTAAGCACATGGATGAAATTGCTGTTCAGATAGGTAAGGCCGCGAATAAGGACGAGTTGTTAAATGCTGACATACAAAACGCTTTTGTTGGCGCATATAAGGCTTTTGATGACAAGGTAAAAGAAAAGTTTGCTAACCTTGAAAACCTCACAAATAGTGCTGTTGGAGATACTGCGCTTTTCAACACTCGCGGATTGAAAGCTGACGCCAAATTGGAGCTTGATAGACTGGTAGCGGCTGGATCAGGAAATCTTGGGAAGTCGCGTGATGCGGTAAAGGAGCTTATGCAATTACCTGATGACGCATCTTTTACTCAAGTTTATAAAGCTAGAAAAACTTTAAATGACACTTGGATGGGTAATTACGGTTCTGACAGTGTGGAACTTATGAAAGATAAATTTCTTAGTAAGTTAGATGACTTCATATCGCCACAGTCGGTTAATAACGCCATGAGGAGAAAGGCGGCTATTGATCTAACAGACGCAGATAAAAAACTATTTAAAGATGTCGCGGCTGAAATACCAAAATTGCGTAGTTTCTTTAAACAGGGAATGGATAGTTTTGAAAAAGTGTCGTCTGCTGCTAGTTTAAAAAGCCTAAACTCAGCCGTAAAAGGTGGGAAAGAACTTAATCCATCACAAGCGTTTAAGAATTTAATTCGTCAAGACAACCCAAAATTGCTAAAAGATGCTCGTAAAGTTTTAGGTGATAAGGTTTACGATCCCTTGCGCGAACGAGCCGCTGGTGAATGGCTTCGCAGGGCTATGCGAGAATCTGGATCGACTTTAGATTCTACTAAAAAGTTTAGTGGCAGCAAGTTAAAGGAAAAAATAGACTCTTTAGGTGGAACAGCCGATGAATTGTTCGGCTCTAAAATATCTGAAGTTCGAAAGCTCGCAGACCAAATGGACTCTTTGTCTTTAACTCGCGTAGATCAAAGCGTTATAGATGATTATTTAAATGCAGGTGGAAATGAAACTGGCGTTGATTTGCTTCGTAATATTAAAGACGCGATGCAGGAAAAGGCTCAGTTTGACAAAGCAGCTATTGCTAGGAAACTTCGCGCTGGGTCATTAATGCCAGAAGAAGCGGCAGATTTATTAGCAAGTCCATCTGTGAAAGGTAATGACATTACTAAATTGTCAAAGTTTTTTCAAAACAAGCCAGATGAACTAGCCGAACTACAGTCATACTACATGCAAAATCTAATTGGAGATTTCGAGCATACATTTATGACAGACAAAAAAGCATTTAGAATTTTATCTGACCGCTTACTAAAAGCTGAAAAGTCTGGCAAATTAAGAGCTTTATTTCCTGAAGCCGAAGCTGATTCTATAGCACTATTCGGAAGAAACATGAAAGTTTTAGGGTCATCGGCTGAAGGCGGTGATCTTGTTGCCGCGAACATTGCAGCCAATCCATTAGAAAATATAGGAACACTTGCTCGGCTTAGTATGGTCGGAAGATTTCTATCAACTGGGCCATTCTATACATCTTTTGCGGCTAGGTACGGAAAAGAAGCAGCAAAAGAAAAAACTAAAGCTGGCAAAATGCAAGTATTTTTAAAAGTTTTGAATGATACTTCTGCGTCTTTTGCCAAACAACAAGGCACTAGAGAGATTGTAGATACTTATAGCTCAATGAAATCAGGAGCTTCTGAAATAGCAAATGATTTTAAAAATCAACTTCAATCTAATCGAATGTCCCCGGCAGCACCTCGTGTAAACCGAACAAGTGTTCCGGTTCCAAGTGTTGGACCAGTTTTTGAAATGCCTTCTGTAGCAGTCGAGAATCAAACACTTAGAGAAAGAGCGCGAGAAAACCCAGCCGTGGCCTCGACACTACTAGGTGGCTTGAGTAACGCTGGTTTACTCTAGTCTTCAATGACTGACGCGATCCCACCAATTCCCGAAGCGGCTGGGATCGTATAGGACGACTTGACATCAAGCCCAATGCTTTCGTATGTTTCTTCAATCATACGCGAAAGCTGACGACCAATCGCACGATCCTCGTGATCCGCAATGGCTACCAACTTGTCGTAAGCGTCTATAGAAACACCTACGGATTTGTACTTACCGGGGTTTGGCATTGGAGATTCCTTCCCATAAATGACCTTTTCAAATGTATATAATCCCAAGCGGCGTGGGTCAAGACCCAAGTATGGAAATAAGAAGGTCACGATAGATGGCATCAAGTTCGATTCTAAGTGGGAAGGCGAACGCTATCTATACATCAAGTCGCTCGAACGCGCTGGGCGTGTTAAAGACTTAGAACTACAAGTGCGCTACAACCTGATCGTTAACGAACAGAAGATATGCGCCTACATTGCTGACTTCCGCTACAAGCGTGAAGACAAGGACGGCGAGTGGCACGAAATTGTTGAAGACGCCAAGGGAGTTGAAACTCCTGAATTTAAACTAAAAAAGAAACTCATGAAGGCTTGTCTGGGCATAGAAATATTTCTTTCCAAAAAAAGTGCTTGACGTACCCCACGCCATATGGTTATGTTTGGGACTCTAGTAACTTAAAGCGGAAAGGAAACGACATGAACAGTCGTGAGCTATTCGAGCGTCGAGACGAACTCAAGCATGTCATCAGTGAGATGCGCCTTGAACTCAAAGACGTTGAAGAACAACTCTCAGATACATTTCTACCTGTAGCAAAAGACGTGCTGCGCTCCAACGGTAAAGACTTCGGCACTGCCCAAATCACAGAGGGCAACCAAAGGCTCAAGGTAACTGTTGGCAAGAAAGTATCATGGGATCAAGACATGTTGCGTGACAAGTTGAACGCTATGTCTCCAGAAGATGCACATCACTATGGAAAGCTGACGTTTGCCGTAGAAGAGCGCAAATTCACAGCCGCACCTCCATCTATCAGAAGTGAGCTTGAAGAGTGCCGCACAGTAGAGACAGGCCGCGTTACAGTCGAGGAGGTAGAATAATGGCTTTGCAAATTATCACAGCAGATCAGCGTTTAGCTGAGAAAAAGGGCCACAAGATTGTGGTGTGTGGATCAAGCGGTGTGGGTAAAACCACACTGGCTCGCACGCTCAATCCAGCAACTACCTTGTTTATGGACTTGGAAGCTGGCGATGCGGCTATCGAGGGGCATCCTATCGACGTTGTGCGTCCTCGCACATGGGTAGAATGTCGTGACCTTGCGTGCTTCTTGGGCGGTGCAAACCCATCCTTATCAGAAGACCAGCCATATGGTCAGTCGCACTACGACTATGTGGCGCAGATGTATGGCGACTCCTCAGACGTGTGGCAGAAGTACGATACGCTGTTTGTGGACTCAATCACCGTAGCAGGGCGTTTGTGCTTCCAGTGGTGCTTACAACAGCCTGAAGCGCGCTCTGAGCGTTCTGGCAAGGTTGATACGCGCGCTGTCTACGGAATGCACGGTCGTGAGATGATGTCGTGGCTTACACACATCCAGCACATCCGCGCAAAGAACGTGATCTTTGTCGGCATCTTGGATGAAGTCACAGACGATTACGGTCGCAAGCAATACAACATGCAGATCGAAGGCGCAAAGACTGGTCGTGAATTGCCGGGAATTGTGGACGAAGTTATCACAATGGCAGTTCTCTCAGGAGATCATGGTCAGTATCGCGCCTTTGTATGTCAGCCGCTAAACGAATGGGGCTACCCAGCCAAGGACCGTTCTGGGCGTCTTGACGTATTAGAAGAGCCGCATCTTGGCAAGCTGATTGAAAAGATGAATAGTGGCTCACCATTAACCGACAACGATCTTACGTTTGTCGATCCTACAACTCAAACTTCTAGCGAAGGAGAAGCATAATGCTTAATTTTAATAATGTACCCGCAGACGAAAACCCAAAGAACCAAGAGTTTTCTTTAATCCCTAGTGGCTCTGTGGTTCGCGCAGTAGTTCTTGTTCAACAGGGCGACATCGAATTGCCTGAATTCGGTCAAGGCGCATGGTTCAAGAAATCACAAAGCACATCCGCTAAGTGGATGAACCTTGAGTTCACAATCATCGGTGGCGAGTATGACCGCCGCAAGTTCTGGCACAGCGTATTCTTAGATGGCGACAAGCTAGGTCAAAGCGGTATGCCTCATGCTAAGGAGATTGGTCTGCGCACGTTGAAGTCTATTGTCGAAAGCGCACGAAACATCAGCCCAGCGGACGTATCTCCACAAGCGCAACAAAACCGCAACATCAGCAGTATGATGGACTTGAGCGGTATGGAGATTTGCGCTAAGGTTGGCATTAAGAAGGGCACCAACGGTTATAAAGACAATAACCAACTCATGGCTGCTCTCACGCCAGATAACTCAGAATTTTTGCCCCAAGGCAGTATTCCAATGCAACAAACTACAATTGCTCCGAATGCTGCACCACAAGCTCCTGCACAAAATAGCGGTGCAGTTCCTTCTTGGGCGCAAAGGTAATCTAGCGGCAGGGCCATTCCGCGCCTGCTAGACCACGGATAGGGGGGCCGTGGGCCGCGAACCCCCCAACTTACTATTCTAGCAAATAGGTATAATCATGTTACTCAGACCCTACCAAGAGGTAGCCGTGTCTGACGCTTGCACAGCGTTAGACAAACACAAAAACACACTCGTAGTCGCGCCCACAGGTGCAGGCAAAACGATCATGTTATCCGCCCTTGTTGGCAAGAGATACAAAAAGGGAAAGCGCGTCCTAATCATCCAGCATAGGGATGAGCTAGTTGAGCAGAACAAAGAGAAGTTCGAGCGCGTTAACCCATACATCACAACAAGCATTGTGAACGGCACAGTAAAGCATTGGGACGGCGAAGCTGTATTCTCAATGGTTCAAACAATGTCGCGAGATAATAACCTGCGCAAACGCCCGAAGTTTGACATGGTAGTTATCGACGAAAGCCACCACGCCGCCGCAGACACCTATCGCAAGGTGATCGACGCTGTGATCGAAGACAACGAAGACGCAGAGATTGTAGGCTTTACAGCCACTCCAAACCGGGGGGATGGCAAGGGGCTGCGCGATGTATTCAACAACTGCGCACACCAGATCGAAATGGCGACACTAATCCGCGAAGGATTTCTTGTGCGCCCTACATCTTATGTCGTTGATCTGGGCGTTAATGACCAACTGGATAATGTGACGCGCCGTGGCAAAGAGTACGACATGGAAGAGGTCGCAGCGATTATGGATCGCCAAGTCATCAACGAACGTATCGTGGATGAGTGGATGGAAAAAGCTGGTGATCGCAAGACAGTCGTGTTCTGCTCAACCGTATTACATGCCGAACATGTTTGCGAAGCCTATCTTCGCGCTGGCATCAAAGCCAATTTTGTTACGGGAGAAACGCCCAAGGACAAACGTGCAGAAATGCTGCATGATCTTGAGTTTGGTGATCTGCAAGTTATCGTCAACGTAATGGTGCTGACAGAGGGATTTGATGCACCTCCAGTCTCATGTGTTGTCTTGACGCGCCCGTGCTCTCAGAAGGGCACAATGGTGCAGATGATCGGTCGTGGACTGCGCATCGTTGATCCTGAGCTATATCCAAATACCATCAAGACCGATTGCATCGTCATGGACTTTGGCACATCAATCATCACGCATGGTACGCTGGACGAAACAGCAAACCTAGACGGCGCAGAGAAGCGCGAAGGCGAGGAAGCTCCCACTAAGGTTTGCCCAGAGTGCGAAAGCGAAGTCGCAACAAATACGCGCGTCTGCCCAATCTGTGAACACGAGTTCGAGCAAAAGCAAAAAGACGAATTGCACAACTTCGTCATGACCGAATACGATCTCATGGAAATGTCACCATTCATGTGGATTGATCCATATGGTCTTGGCACTGCAATGATGGCTACAGGCTTCCAAGGGTTCACTATGGTGGCGAAGGTCGGAACATACTGGATGGCGATTGTAAAGCCGCAGTCAGGGCGCGTTAGAGTGGTATCTATCGGTGAGAAGGTGCAAGCGATGGCCGCAGCGGATGATTTCTTGCGCGAGATCGAAGATAGTAGCGCAGCAAACAAGTCAAAGCGGTGGCTTAACCAAGCCGCTACGCCAAAACAAAAAGAAATTCTGCGCAATAAAGGCGTGCAGATCAGCGAAATGGATTTCTCTTGGACAAAGTACAAAGCTGCATGTTGTTTAGGATACTATTTTAATCGAACACAAATTGATAGACTGATTTCAGATAACTGGGAAAGACTAACGGGAGAAGAACATGGAACGATCTGAAACATTAGATACAGCTAAGGAATATGTTACCAAGGATCGTGCCGCTACGCATGGTGATATGGAGTCAAACCTGACAACTATAGCAAACCTATGGTCGATTTACTTGGACACGTTAATCAAGCCGCATGACGTAGGGGCTATGATGGCTATGCTTAAAATTGCTCGCATAAAATCCAATCCCCAAAATGCAGACAACTGGATCGACGGCTGTGGTTACTTGGCGTGTGGCAACGAATTGTCCAGCAAGGAATAAAAATGGCTCGCTTTGAAATGTACCTATTTATGGTCGAATCAGAAAAACAGACGATAGAAAGCTCTGAATATGAATTGATCTGTTGGGTAAAAAATAGCGAAGACCTTAATGAAATTCAGTCAGTGGCGAATGATGTAATCAACACCCACATAGAAGAGGCTGAAAACACAGTTATGTTTGGAACCGCAAGCATAATGGTTAGAGGGGAAGAGGTTATGAATCTAGGATTCAGAAACAACGAAATTGACCCCGATAAAATTGACGAGGTAATAGACCTTATTTCGACAGGAGAGGAAATTGAGCATTGAGCGATAATTCAACAGCACCAGAGCCAATGAAAGAATTGGCACACATACTTGGAGTATTCGGCTGGAACACAAGGTTTTCTGATTTAACAGAAGAGCAAGTACATACGCTGATATTCGGTATCCAAGAAGCAAAAAGATTAGATCAGGAGATTAACATTGGGCAACTCGAAGACACCTACTTTAAGTCAACAGGCACTTGGCCCTCTACTTCAATCCCGTTCTAGGGTCGATCCTGTAGCGGAAAGCATCAAAGAAGCTGTGGATAAAGCAGTCGTTGCGGGTGAGCAAAAAAGAGAGCGCCGTAAATACATCGGGGCATCAAGTATTGGCGACGAGTGTTCGCGAAAAATACAGTACAGATACCTCAACTACCCCATAGATGCTGACAAGGCATTTAGCGCCCGTACACTGCGTATATTCCAGTTCGGCCACGAGATTGAGGACTTTGCTGCAAAGTGGCTCAAAGACGCTGGTTTCGATCTGCGCACAGAAGACAAAGACAATAAGCAATTTGGCTTCTCTATCGCTGACGGCGAGATACGCGGTCACATAGACGGCGTAATATGCGATGGCCCTGTAGCTATGGGCTACCCCGCGCTGTGGGAGTGCAAATCAGCCAATGACAGCAAGTTTAAAGGGTTTGTACGTCATGGCGTCGAAAAAGCGAACAAAACATACGCAACTCAGTTGGCTCTGTACCAGACCTACATGGAGTTAACTGAAAACCCTGCGCTGTTTACCGTTATCAATAAAAACACCTCAGAGGTCTATTATGAGCTAGTGCCTTACAATAAAGCCTTGGCTCAAGAGGCAAGTGATCGAGCCGTGAATATCTTGACGGCATCAAAAGCTGGTGACATGCTACCGCGTGTTGCGCAAAGTAAAGATTTTTTTCTGTGCAAGTTCTGCGAGTTTCGTGAAACATGCTGGAATTAGTAAAAAAATATGGGACGCGCTTGGTCGGCGGCATCCCATATTTAGTAGTTAGGTTGTGAACAGGGACAAGATAATGAATCTATTGAGATATGGCAAGACACCACAAGAGGTAGCAAAGAGAATTTCGGAAGAAGTTCCCCGTAGTGTCCAATTGTCCGCACTTTTCGAAACATACCCACAAGGGGTGCAGCGCGGTAAGGAATTCTTTTTAGGTTCATTACGTGGCGAATCGGGTCAATCACTTCGCATTAACATCGACACAAGCAGTCCGTGGTTTATGACTGGAAAAGATTTCGAATCAGGCGATGGCATCGGTGGTATCTGCAAGGTGTTTAAAGAAGGTCGCGGATATTCGCTCACAGAATGCCTAGATTACTTCAAGCATCATCTGCCCACAGACTACGTTGCCCCGCCAGAAAATATTGTTAAGCCGAACAATCCCATTAACTTCTCTGTAATGGCATCATCCCCACCGCCGCAGGTTCCACAGCAAACCGAACAAAAGAAAACTATTAACCCAAGTACGCCGTTCGAAGAGGAATATGCCTATACAGATGAGGATGGTGTAGTTCTCGTTACTGTGCGCAAATACTTTGACCGGGATGTAACCGGAGAAATTGTTCGGGATAGTTCCGGTAAGCCAAAGAAACAATTCCGCCAGTTCATGAATGGTCGCCAAGGCGTGCCAGAACCAAGACCTTTATATAATATTCCGAACATATCTGGAGCAAACAAAGTTATATGGGTCGAGGGAGAAAAATGCGCGAACGCTTTAACTGAGCTAGGTTACGCTGCAACTTGTACCATCGGTGGTGCAGGTATGCTGTCAGAGAACACGGCACATAAGTTCGACTTTACGCAACTGCGCAACAAAGAATTAGTCCTATGGCCTGACAATGACGAAGCTGGCAAAAAGCTCGCTCGCATTGTCGAAGCGCAAGCTAAAGAAGCAGGAGCCAAAAGTACACTGATTTTGCAAATCCCAGCTACAAAAGAAGAGAAGTGGGATGCCGCAGACGCGATTGATGAAGGCTTCGATATTAACAAGTTTATCAAGTCGCAAGAAAGCAAAATCAAAAAGCCAATATCCCTGCTAGACGAAAGCCTGCTAATTGACCAGTATTTCGTTGGATCGCCGCCAGAGCAAAAATTCCTCATTGGCGATACAATTCCGCTCGGCGTGCCCACAGTATTCGCCGCAGCAGGGGATAGCGGTAAAGGCATGATGACACTCGATCTCGCAATGAAGGTCGCATCAGGCGCATCTATGCAAAGCGCATTCGGTGGCCTCGTAGCAGAACACGGCGATGTGATCTTAATTACAGCAGAAGATGATAAAGGTGAGATGCACAGACGTATCTCACGCCTCGATCCAAAGCGATACCGTGAGCATTACGATCATAAGCTCCGCATCCTCCCCCTGCCCAACCTCGGTGGCGTGTTCCCTATTATGCAGAAGTTCGACAATAGCTATCTCATGGGTGCAGACTTTGAGCGTATTTATGATCAAATGCTTGAAATGGATAACCTCAAGCTCATCATCATTGATCCTATGGCATCATTCGTACACGCAGATGTAAACGCTGATCCCGCCGCTGGGGCTGCATTCATGGGCCTACTTGCTCAGATGGCAACCGAAACAGGCGCAACGGTCATGGTTAATCACCACATGGCTAAGATTAAGGATAACGAACCTGTCAAGACGCCAGAGCAAGCGCGGAACCTTATTCGCGGTACATCAGCTATCGTTGATGGCGTGCGCTGCGCGTTCTCAGTTTGGTCAGTGGATGAAAGCACAGGCAAACAACGGTGTAGAGACCTGAACATAGAATATACACGCAATGGCGTGTTCGATGGCGCGGTCGTTAAATCAAACGGGCCAGCTAATCGAGACATCAGACACTTCATTCGTAACCCGAACACAGGTCTGCTCGAAGACCGCTCGGCAGATATTCGCTCATTGGCAATGTCCACAACAGTTCGTCAGCGCCTAGAACACATTGCTGAGTTCGTGCGTATGCGCGAAAACGAAGGTCGTGCAGTATCCCACGGTGGGGCAAACGATGGCCTGTACCATGCCGTACACGAATCAAGCTCAGGAGAGCCGTGCGTTATATTCCTTAAAAACGCAGGGGCAGAGAGCACAATCAAATCCGCTATCACCGCCGCAACCTCCGCAGGGCTTATTCGAAAGTACGCATTGTCTACAGGCGGGTCAGAGAAATGGCTCGGCACTATGGATGGCCCACTCGCTCGCGGCGAATACGAACGCCAGACCGGGCGAGATAACATGTAACCCGACAATTTGTTCGGGTTACAAAGGTTAACTAAATCATGTACCCGGTTAACTTTTCGCTTGATTACTCTGGGACTAAATGGTAATAATCCCATATCTACAAAAAGGAGAACAGTATGATTCATGTATTCGAAAAAGAAGCGCCGACACTCGAAAAGGCGCAAGAACTGGTCGGTGGCTTGGTCGAAATGGTTCGGTCGCCAATTGACACAGAAATTCAAGTCCTTGTTAATGAAGAGGGATTGCTTAAAGGAATGCCCTTCAACAAAGAGGCTACAGAACTATGCGGCACTGGGATTGTTGGTGACGCTGTAATTCTAAAAGGGTCTGCGAAATGGACGTAGACGCCATTACAGTGCTTAACCGCATAAAGCGGTGCGTAAGCACATCTAAGGTCAGAGCCTTAAATAACAATAACCATATGGTTAAACAGCAAATGGAAGAAATAGAGGCTCTGATCGACATACTAGAAAGAAAACTTGAAAAGGTAGATGAAAATGAATCAGAAACCTAAACAGTGGCAAATAGATAAGTATCAAGACATATACAAAAGGGCTTGGGATCGACAAAACAAAATCGACAGAATTGCAAACCCAAAAATCATGCCATCACCTCAAGCAAAAAACGGACATAATGCAGGAAAATTCGGAAAGCTGGGTGGAGCACCAAAGCTGACTCTATCCGAAAATGCCAAGATTATAAACAAGATGCTCATAAAAAAGATGACCGTGGCAGAAATCTCGGAAATACTTGGCAAATCTCATCGAGCCGTAACTCAAGTGAAAAACAGGTACGGACTGCCAAGAGAAACAGAGAAATGAAAAAAATAGAGCTACAATCTTACTGTAATATAATTATCGTGCGGATGACCGTGACAGTTAAACTGTGGCGCAATTTGGTAGCACGAACCAACAACAACTACACCCCGTGTAAGCGATTGTTAATATAAAGTCATCCGCGCA